AACCAATAACCCTCTGATTAAGAGTCGCCGACATACCGTGTCCAGACCGTTGCAAGGCCGTATTTCCCGGGAATAACGGGGGTCCCGGGAACGGCAATAGACGGGTCGAACGCGGAATCGTCAACACTCCGATCAACACTTGGCGCCAATGGGTCGGCCGGCGGGACGGAAACCGTCGGCCGTTTTTCTAGGCCGCGCGTCCCTGTAAGTTTTTTGGGAAATTTCCCGTTTTTTTCCTGCGCGCATCCCCGGGGTCGATGCCCATTCGGGCCAAATATACCGATGCGCAAAACCATCGGGAAATCGCCACTCTGTTGTCACAGTGTCAATGTACCGTCATCGGTACGTTAGCCCGGAACACCGCGTGTTTCCCGGGAATTCCGCGCGTTGACCCCGTCGGCGGTATCCGTATCTTTGCGCCATATAAGCGAGTTGCGACACGAAACCGGAGGGTTGTACCGATGACAGACGACCACGACACACGGCTGACGTGCAACGAAGTCTGCGCCGTGTTGGGCGTCCACAAATCGTACCTGACGCGCTGGCTGCAACGCGGGTACATCGCCGCGATTCCCGGCACGTCGCCGCGGGAATTCAAACTGGTCGACATACTGGCCGCGGCCGTCGGCCTGAACATCTACCGCCGGTCCGGCGGATCGGGCGACTTGGCGAACGCGGTATGCGGCGCGATCGCGAGCTACTCGCACGACGAACTGGTCGCGGCGTTCGCGGAGGGCAAGCGGTATCTGCTGGCCGTCGGCACGATGATCTGCCCGCCGAGTCTACTGCGGCGCGACGTCGTGGAGGCCGCGGAAGTCGACCTGCTGGCCGCGCAGTACCTCGGGACGCCGACGGTCATCATCGACGTCGAGTCGTGCTACGACACGCTGGTCGCTGCGGTGGCGGACCTGCGGGCGAAGGAAGCGGAAGCGGAGGAAGTCACGGCATGAGTCGGGCGCCGGGCGTGATTCTGGACAACGCGACGTACACCGTCGCGGAACTGCTGGCCCGGACCGGGATATCCCGGTCGGTGTGGGAGCAGCAATTGCGCCCGGTGGTCCCCGTCCGGAAACTCAACCGCACGACCCTGTTTGTCGTCGGCCGCGATTGGAACGAGTTTGTGCGGGGCATCCCGCCGGACGAAAAAAAAGCCGCCCCGGGGTCGTCAACCCGGAGCGGCCGTGATTCGGACATCGCGTCCTTATCGTCGTATCCCCCCGGTTCGTCCAACAGGGAGGACTCGTCGTGAGCGATGATACTCCCCGCCGCGAAGCGGATCAAGCAGCGGTCCCGTTTTTTCGGCTGACCGCCGACGAATTCGAGGTCGGCCGAACGCTGGGGGTGTTCGCCTACGCCGTCTACACGTATCTCGCCTACCGCCAAGGCGGCAACGGACACTGTTTCCCGTCCCAAGACGACGTCGCCGCGCAATTCCGGATATCGACGCGGAAGGTCCGCGACGTCATCGCGGTCTTGCGGTCGGCCAAACTCTTGACGGTCGAACGCGACGACGCGCACCAACGGAACACCTACCACGTCGCGCGAGCACAGGCACCACGTGCCGGTGGTCAGGCAGAGCACAGGCACCACGTGCCGGTGGCAGAGGCACCACATGCCGGTGAGCACAGGCACCACGTGCCGCCTAACAAGATTCATAAGAACAAGATTCAGAGAACAAGAACCAAGAGCGCGGGAGCACCGGAACAATCTGCCGGTGCTATCGACGTCCCGCCGGCGCTCGACACGCCCGAATTCCGCGCCGCATGGGGCGAGTGGATCGCCTACCGTCGGCAACGCGGCAAGAAACCGTACGCGGACGCGACCGTCGCCCGCAAACTGGCGAAACTCGCCGCATGGGGCCCGGGCAAGGCCGTCGCGGCGATCGGCTATTCGATCGAAAAAGGCTGGGAGGACATCTACCAGCCAGAGCAGGGAGGGACCAGCAATGGAAAACCAGCAACCAACCGAATCGCCGACGCGATCCGACGCGAGCGGTACGACCCCAACGTCGTTGGGGGAGATTTTTGAGGGCAATCCGACGATGCGCGAAGCAATGGCCGCCTACAACCGCATGACGCCCGCCGAACGCGAGCAGTGGCTACGCGAGTCGGAGCGGGACGCCGCGGAGCGGCGGGAGAGGCAGCGGCAAGACGACGCGGCCGCGGAGCGGGCCCGCTTGCTCCGGCCCCTACTCGATTCGATCGGCGAACGATATCACGGCTGCACGTTCGACAACTACGAGATTTACGACCCGCACCAAAACCACGTCGTCGACCAATTGCGATATCTCGCGGCCAACATCGGCGAATGGGTGCGGGCCGGCCGGGGGTTGATACTCTACGGTCCCGCGGGGACCGGCAAAGATCATCTGGCCGCCGCGCTGATGCTGCACGCGGCCCGCGAACGCGGCATACGCTGCATCGGGTTACAGGGGCGTTCATTCCCGTATCTCAGCTATGAGCAAGCCGGCCAGATGATCGCCTACTATGCCCGGCCTGAACTCGCGGTCGTAACCATTATCGACCCCGGCCCGACTACGAAATTTCAGACGGACTTTCTCGGCGACCTACTCAACACGCGATATTGTCGCCGATTGTCGACGTGGTTGACCGTCAACGCCCGCACGAAAGAGGACGGGCAAACACTGCTGGGCACGGCGATTTTCGACCGGTTCGTACACGACGCCCGGACGTTCTACTGCGATTGGCCGTCGTTTCGGGAACGTTCGTGTAGGAAAGCCGCGACAACCGACATTCCGGCCGGTGCGGCGGGGGGACCATAACCGGGGACCGTCTGATACGGGATCAAAAGGCGGGTATTTTTAAGGCACGACAGAACAACGACTTAGGAAAACGACCGTGTCCACTGTTGATCTATTTGTTGACGAAACCGACGACGCGGACGGCGACGGGACAACGCCGGCAGAACCCCGGCGGGGCCGGGGCGGCCCGCCGTTGGGCACGCGAAATAATCTCCGACACGGCCTGACGTCGGGCACGTTACCGCCCGGGTGCGGCTGGATCACGCGGCTGATGGGCGAGTACCGCGCCGCGTTGGAGGCGGAAGTGTTGCGGGCGAAGGGCGCGATTTCGGTATTGGACGCCGGGGTAATCAACGCGGCGGTGTTGTGGCAAAGGCACGGGGCGTTGTGTCAGCGTTGGTTGCGGATCGGCTACGAGCAAATGAACTGGGACCAACGGCTGAATTATTCGCGGGAGATTGCGCGAGCCGCGAGTGAGAGGGACAAGGCGGTCCGGCAACTGGGGATCGCCCGCGAGGGGCGCGGCATCATCGACGCGTTGTACGGGACGCCGGACGTCAGCGGAGCCGAACGCGACGGGTCATGTCCGAGTCGATCGACCATCGACCGTCCGGACGCGGGAGACGCGACGCTAGGGCCGTCTGCGTCGATGTGAAGATAGGTAGTTAGTGTTCGAGTTACACGAACGATCGTTCCTGTTAAGGGGGAATGAAATGGACAAGCAATTCGTTGAGGGATTTATTTTCGGGTTGGACGTGGTCGCGGATTTTTTTCTGATCGTCGCGATTGTGGTCCTGTTGAGTTTGTAGCACGAACGGGGGTGAAACATGGCAACCGTACACGGCGAGCATGTGGAGCGGCTGATCCGGTACCGGATGGACACGTACCGGGACGAACATCCGGACGAACACCACACGCCGGAGCGCGAACGGTGGGAGGCGGAGCGCGCGACCCTGAACGCGCTGACGGTCCTGCGCAAACAGCCGGGGCGGCACTACGGGCAGAACCCGGAGGACATCGCGAAGGAAATCTGCGCGGAAATGGACCGCCAGTGCAACTGAGTATCGGCCCGTTGACCCCGGGGGCACCGGGGCCTGTCAGCGGGTTTCTTTAGGAGGTTGGAACGATGGGAAAGTTAGTAGCATTTGCCTTGTCGCCGGGCGTCAACCTGGACGAGCGGCGGGTATCGGTGTTCGACGTGACGTTGAAGCGGCGGGATTTGATTTCCGCACAGACGTTGCTGTCAACGGACGTGGATTTTGAAATTGAACTGGCGGACAACCGCCAATTTCAAATCCAGTTGGTCGACGTGCGGGACGGCGAGACGATGAAACCGACGATCGTCAATTTTTCGACGTCGGATGAGGCGGTTGTCCAGTCGGGCGACGTCCGCGTCGCGTCGTGGGAGAGTACGTCGCAGTCGTCCGGTTCGACGCTGTCGTCGTCTACGTCGTCGCCGTCGTCCGTGACCGCGTCGTCGTCCAGTACGTCGACGCTGTCGTCGGCGTCGAGCGCGTCGACGTTGACGAGTACCCGCAGCGGTACGTCGGCGTCGTCGGCGTCGACCGCCACAAGTACCCGGTCGTGGACGTCCGCGTCGTCGTCATCATCGTCGTCGTCGAGCCAATCGGCGTCGTCGCAATCGACGTCCGGGTCGTCGTCGTCGACATCATCGCCGTCGTCGTCGTCATCCGGTCAGACGTCGTCCGCAAGTAGCGGATCGTCCAGTACCCAACCCTAACCTTCGCGGCCGGCCTGCGCGGCGCCGCAAGACACGGGTCCCGCGGCCGGCCCCCCGTTTTTTACTTTCTGCCATGAACCTACGGCAATTGCAATCCGATCCGTTAGCCTTCCGGCTGCGTCTCTTGATCGACGTGGGCGGGTCGTCGTGTCGTTGGCCGGACGTGGTCAACGATTGGCAGGCGCAGGATTTCGCCCGGCTGGACCGGTCATGGCGGGCGGTGGTCGGCAACGGGTCGGCGCCGGTCCGCGCGTGGTTGGAGCGGCCGCGGGGGCATAGCAAGACCACCGACATAGCGGTCATGGTCGCGTGGGCCCTGTTCGCGGCCCGTTGGCCGTTGTCCGGGATCATCGCGGCGGCCGACCAAGATCAGGCGCGGCTGTTGCGGGACGCGGTCGCCGGGTTGCTGCGCGTCAACCCGTGGTTGGCGGACATCTTGGAAGTATTCACCGACAAAATCGTGAACCGACATACCGGGTCGATCGCGCGGGTAATCACGTCGGACGCCCCGACAAGCTACGGCCTGACGCCGGATTTCGTCGTGGCCGATGAGGTCACACACTGGGGCGACAAACCGGACCTATGGCATAGTCTGTTGTCGTCCGCCGCGAAGCGCGACCGCTGTTTGCTGGTCTGCATTTCGAACGCCGGTTGGGGCGACACTTGGCAATGGCAGACGCGAGAGGCGATCCGGACGGATCCGGCGTGGATTTTTTCTCGGCTGGACGCGCCGGTCGCGTCGTGGATATCCCCGGAGTTGTTGGACGAACAGCGGCGGTTACTGCCGCCGATCGTTTACCAACGGTTGTGGTTGAATCAATGGACGTCGGGGAGCGGCGACGCGTTGCGCGAGGACGACATCGCGGCGGCGATCACGTTGCCCGGGCCGGCCAACGGCCCCGAACGCGGTTGGGTTTACGTCAGCGGGCTAGATTTGGGCCTAGCGCGCGACGCCTCCGCGTTCGCGGTCGTCGGCCGACACGTCGGCTACAGCGAGGCGGTCCCCCCGCCCCCGAAACCGAAATCGCACTACCAAGAGGTTTTTGAGGACCTGGGATTGTGGGACGAGGTTCCGGCGGATCAATACGACGAGTGGGAAACTATTGCCCATCCGGGCACCGATCGGTTACGCTTAGTGCAACTCCACGTTTGGCGGCCATCTGCCGGAGGACGCGACAAAATCGACCTGGGCCGCGTGGAGAACGAGGTTAGTTCGTTGTCGCGTCAATTCGGGTGTCCCATCGGCTGTGACCCGTGGCAGGCCGCGTACATGCTACAGCGGCTACAGGCGACCGGTCTGCCCGCGCAGTCCGTGGACTTCACCGGGTCGAATCTCAAGGCAATGGCCGCGGCGATGCTGGCCGCGTTCGCCGAACGCACCATCGAGTTGTTCCCCGATCCGCAACTACTCAAGGACCTGCGCGCGCTCAAGGTCGTGGAACGTTCGTACGGGGTGCGCCTTGAAAGCCCGCGCGGCCCCGATGGACACGGCGACGCCGCAACCGCGCTCGCAATCGCACTATTTCTGGCCCGGAAGGCCGGCCGTTACGGGACGTTATCGAATGGTCGAACTCTCCTAACGTACCCGTGAGTGTCCGGTCGGCCCCCGGGCCCTTTTGAGAGGAAAAATCGAAATGACAACCACAACGGAACAACTGCAAATCACCGACGCGCTGCGTCAGTACGTCCAAGATCAGGGGTGGGTCGTCGCCGCGTCCATAGGCGATGACGTGTTGGTGCGTCACACGGTGGCGCGCAAGCTGCTGGCCGGCGAGTTGCCGGCGGCGAAGTTTGAGGAATTGTGCAAAGGGGGTGGGTCAATGACCACTACAACCGAAAAGGTGTTCGGCGGCGCGAAGGGCGAAGCGGCCAAGTATTCCAGCAAGCGATATACGGGGCGACACGTGAAGCTGGGCGAGATTCGCAACCCGCTGACCGGCGGGCCGTGTGAGAATCCGTCGGAACTCGACAACGCGAAGGCGGGCGTGTTCTTGAAGCATCTGGCCGCGAAAAGCGGTCTGGTCAACGTCGCGATGCCCGACCACGAAAAGGCGTTGCTGGCCGAAATGGCGACGGCCGATGATTGGGTCGGCAAGGTCGGCGGCGTGGAGTACGACCGGATCACGGGCGGCGCCGGCGTCAAAGCGCTGTTGGACGACGCGACCAGTGGCGGTGCCGAAATCGTCCCGGTGTTTTTTGACAACGCAATCGTGACGTTTCCGCTCTTGACCGGCGAGTTGTTGCCGCGCGTCGAGGTCGTGAACGTCCCGCGCGGCCGCACGATCGAAGGCGCGTCGATCAACACGCCATCGCTTTCATGGGGCGCGGGCGACAACAACGAAGCGACGTTGTACGACACCGCAAGTCTGGTCGCCGAAATCAACTCGTCGATTTTCGGCTGCGTGGTCGCGGTGGAGATCGGCCGGGACTTCCTGTCCGACGCCGCGGTCGACGTCGGCGCGAAACTCACGCAACTGATTGGCGAACGGTTGTCGGCCGAACTCGACAAGGTCATCGCGGTCGGTAACGGCACGAGTCAACCCCAAGGTCTGACGGTCGCGTCCGGACTGGGGACCGCGACGGCCGAGAACGCCGCGGCCGGTCCGCCGACGTTGGGCGATTATTCGGAGTTGTTTTTCAGTGTCGATAAGCAATACCGGAGAGCGGGGCAAATCGCCTTTATCTCGAACGACACGACGTACGCGCGGTCGCGGACGATCAAGATTGACACCGCGTCGCCGTCGACGGATCAGCGGCCGGTGTTGGTCGGGGTCGACCAATTCGCCAACTATCAGACGTTGGCGGTTCCGCACCTGATCCAAAACGACATCGGCAACCGGACGTGTCTGTTCGGGAACCTGAGCCGGTACCGTCTCTACCGCCGCGCCGGTCTGGAAATCCGGTTCGAGCAGGGAGGCAAAGAATTGAGTCGCAAAAACCTCGTCCTGCTGATTGCCCGGGCCCGGTTCGGTGGCCGCGTCATGGACGCCAACGCCTTCGCCAAGTGGGTCGACGGTCAGAGCTAGTACCGGAACCGGTACGTTTCACAACCGCGCCGGTCAATCGCGACCGGCGCCCTGAAAGGGCGGAACGATGAGTGACAATCTGTTGACAGTGGAAATCGACGGTCCCCGGAACGAGGCGCTATTTTTCCGCCCGCTGGCCCGTCGTATCCGGGGCCGTTTTGATTTCGCGCGGGACAGCGAACCGATGGCGCGAACGAAGGCGAGCGAGTGGCCGGAAGGCATCCCGGGGCAACGGTTGGCGATCGACCTGGAATCGGGGGAAGGCGCGATCGGCGAACCGTTGCAGTACCCGGAACATGAGCCGCTCAAACAGCGGTTGGAGTCCAAGGGGTTCCGGGTCCCGCCGGTGTTGGAAACGTTCCCCGCGCAGGACATCGCGACGTGGGTGTTCTGGATCAAACAGGCCATTGACGCCGGGTTGGCCCGGATCGTCGGCGGCAAGCTGCCGGCGAAGTTGCCGGGCGTTCCCCGCATGAACTTCCTGTTCGCGCCGGCCCCGGCGTCGGCCAACGACCGGTTGGCGGCCGCGATCGACAAACAGACGGCGTTACTGGAACGGCTGTTGTCCAAGGGGTAACGATGTTCGCGTTTCCGGACCGGACGCCGGCCAAAGTGCGGCGTCTGGAAAAAACGATTGCCGATTTGCAGGCGGACGTCGAGTCGCGGGACCGCACGATTCGTATTCTGCGCGCGGAAATCGAAACCTTGTGCGACGTCATCGCGCGCGATAGGGCGCGGGTCCGGGCAGAATCCGCGCGCTACGCGCGCGAGCGCGCAGAGGCGGAAGGCGTCGGGCCGGCCGCCGAAAACTGATTCCTGGGAGGGTACGGTCATGGGTTGTTCATCGGACGTTTCCACATGGTCGCGGCAGACTGCCGGCGGGATCCCCTACACGCTCATGGAGGGCTACCCGAAGATTTCCGGGGAGGACGGCAAAACGTCGGCGACGGAAAAATATCTGATCCGGGCGGCGGACGTCGCGCCATTCTACGCCGAGTCGTTGCCCCCGCCCGCGATCGTCCTGGGGAACCCGACGCTGCCGGCGCGGCGGCGCATGCCCGGGTCGTCGGTCCTGATTACCAAGACTCTGTCTTTCGAGCCGCAAACCGGGACGCTACCGGGCGACCCGTTCGGCGCGGATTCCGGCGCGCCCGACAAGACCTACGATCCGTTGTACGTCGTCACGATCGGCTACGAAACGTCGCCCAACGACCAGAACAACGAGCAGGACCCGAACGACCCGGAGACGTTCCTGGAACACTCAGTTTCGGTGGGGGGCGAATTTCTGAACATCCCGCCGACCAAGACGACCACGACGTCGGGGGCGCTCGGGTACACGGAGGGCACCAAGCTGGCGAACCGCGACCAGCAACACCCGCTCCTGAAAATGATTCCGTTGATCGAGCATCAACTGAAATGGAAATTCTGTCTCGCGCCCAATTGGCCCCGCATCATGGAAATGCTGGGCAAGGTCAACGACCGGGACGAGACGCTGTTCTTGGGCGCGAAAGAGGAAACCGTCTGCTTCATGGGCGTGTCGGGGAACCGCGTCTATTCCTGGGACGGGGCGTCGTTGGCCGTCGCGCCCTGGAGTCTGGATTTCCGATTCTCGCAGCATCAAGTGCATGAGGACGGGCACTACTACGGCTGGAACCACGCCTACATCCCGCAATACGGCGAGTGGCGGCGGTTGTACCGGGCCGGCGGCAAACCGCTGTACGAAAAGGCGAACCTGCGGACGTTGTTCACGCCGTAACGGAGTGACGATATGGCAATGAAACTGGCGACGGCGTTCGTCGAAATCGCGGCCCGGCAGGATCAATTCCGCCAACAAATGGGTACGCTCGAAAACGACGTCCGCGGTCGGGTCGGGACGTTGCAGGGCATGTTGGCGAAATTGGCCGGGGCCGTCGGGGTCGGGGCGACGTTGGGGGCGTCGATCAAATTAGCGGCCAAGGCGGAATCCGCCGAGGTCGCGTTCAATGTCATGCTCAAGGACATGGAAAAAACGAAGGCGTTGTTGGCGGAACTCAACACGTTTTCGATCGTCACGCCGTTCGAACCGGCCGAGGTTCGGAGGGCCGGGTTGGCGTTGTTGGCGTTCAAAACGTCCGCCGAACAAATCCCGGAAACGTTGCAATTCCTCGGCGACGCGGCGGCCGGTACGGGGGCCAATTTCCTGGAGGTTGTCGCGGTTTTCAACAAGGTCAAGGCGGCCGGAAAATTGACCGGGGAAACGTTCCTCCAATTCGCGGAACGCGGGATCAACCTCCAAGCGGAACTGACGTCGATGCTCGGCGTGACCGGCGACCAATTCGTCAAGATGCGCGAACGCGGCGAAATCAGTTTCGACAAGGTCGTCGCCGCGATGCAGCGCATGACCGGCCAAGGCGGGATGTTTTTCGGCGCGATGGAGAAGCAATCGCAAACCGCCGCGGGTTTGTGGTCGACCGTCAAGGGGAACGTGACCGCGTTGTCGGAGGCGTTGGGCACGGCCCTGCTACCAATCTGGAAAGCGGTCCTGGGGGTCGCGACCGGGTTCACGGCGGCCATCATGGCCCTGAACGACAAGACCGACGGACTGGTCATGCAGACGGGGCTACTCACGGCGGCCCTGATCGGCCTGGGGTTCGCGTGGAAGCGGTTGGGCGGGGCCGCGGGGATCGCTGGCCGGGCGATGAAACTCGCGCTCCTGTCGACCGGGATCGGCGCCCTACTGATCCTGGTCGGGGGCGTCGCGGCCGGGGTGATAACGCTCGCGCGCTACATCAAGAAAGTGACGACCGAATCGGGCGTCTGGGGCGCGACGATCGACAAACTCAAGGTCGCGTGGGAGCGGCTGAAAGAGGTTTTCTCGGTTGTGATGCAGGCTATCGGCAAAGTGGTCATGCAACTGTGCGAGTCGATCGCCGGCCTGTTCGGCACCACGTTCGGCGGCGCGAAGAAAACCGTCGGCGAATTCGCCGATACGGCCCTGACCAAGATCGGCGATTGGATCCTCAATATGTCCGAGTGGATGTTGGTCTTGGTTCAAAACTGGGACAAGGGGTGGGAGGTCATCAAGGCGTCGCTGTGGGTCGCGCTGATGGTCATGAAGGATAACTTCATGCAAATCCCGGTGTTCTGGTCGTACGCGATGGGCCTGACGCTACGCGGGGCGACGGAGGCGTTCCTGGCGATTGTCGAAGTCATCGCCCGGGCCCTGATCGCGCTGGGCGAATTCATCATTGATTCGTTCAAGAACACATGGACGGCCGTGAAAAATATCGCGGAGGGCAAGGACCCGCTGTCCGGCATCGAGAGCAGCGCGAATCAGTTGGTCGATTCGGTGAGTCGCATGGGCGAGGCGTTCGCGGCCGGGTGGAACGTCGAAAACCCGTTCAAGTTGTGGAAGGCGTCGCCCGAACTCAAGGCGGCGGTCGCAGACCAACAACGGCTATTGGGGCAACTGGCCGGCGCGAAAGCGGCCATCGAGCGAGAGTCGGCCGACAAGCTGGCGGCCATGAAGGCACCCGCGCCGGCCGTGCAGAACATCCCCGAAATGAGAACGAACAAGGTCGTCGCGAACGCGTTGGCGATTGAAGGCGGGTTCTCTGGGTTCACCGACATTTCCCGCAAGATCCAAGAGGCCGCGCTCAAGACCAACGACAAGGACAAGGAAACCAACAAGTTGCTGGCGGCGGGCAACCTGAACGGCGAGGCGCAATTGGCCGAACTCAAGAAGATGAACGAAGCAGACACGGGCCTGGAGGTCGCGGTACCGTAGGGGGACGGATCATGGATACACTCGCGCGCGCGTTCGCGGACGTCGATCGGTCGCATCTGTTGGCGAAGGCGACCGTGTCACGGGTTGCGTCAGACGCCGTGTTGTCGGCGGGTCCCGGCGGACCGTTGACGCAACGGACGGACTTCTCCAAGGCCGCGGAGCAACTGCTACATTTCAGCGGTTGGGTGTACTCGTCCGTGCGGCCGATCGCGCAGCGGATCGCCGGCCAACCGATCCATGTGGGCCGGGTCCGCCGATCGTCGCGGCGGCTGGCAAGCAAAGGTTGGCGGGACAACATCGAACCCGTCGACACGCATCCAATCCTGGACCTGCTGGCCGACCCCAGCGAACTGAGTGTCGCTTGGAGTCTGATCTACACGACGGTCGCATCGCTGGAACTCACGGGTCGGCAACTGTGGTGGTGTCCGGTCGAACAGGATCGGCGGCGGGTGTACCCCATCCCGACACCGTGGATTGTCGGATTTTCTGGCACGACCCGGTACGAAACATTCCTGATCCGACCGCCGCATCACGTCGGCGATCCAATTCCGTTACCCGCCGATTCCGTCGTGTATTTCGCGTATCCGCATCCTGGGGACCCGCACGGGGCCGTGTCGCCGTTGCAAGCGGCCGGGGCCGCGGTCGACGCGGACGAGAGTATCACGACGTCGCAACGCGCGATGTTCGCGCGTGGAATTCTGCCGTCACATGCAGTCATCGTTGGCAAGCAGCAATTGCCCGACATGCCGGCCCAGCGGCCCGAACTCAACGCGCGGCAACGGGAACAACTGATCCGGTCCATCCGGACCATGTACGCCGGGGCCTACCGTCACGGGGACCCGCTGATTCTGGACGCGATGATTGAAGATGTGAAACGGTTGTCGAACGCGCCGGCGGAAATGGATTGGATGGATTCCAGCAAGTTGACCAAAGCGCGGATTACGCAAGGGTTCGGCGTCAATCCGATCATCATGGGCGAGATTGAAGGGGCGAACCGCGCATCGGCGACGGCGGCGGATCAACACTTTGTCGAGTTTACCGTCAATCCGAAAATCGAACTCATGTCCCAGTGTCTTACCGAGTGGCTCGGCCCGATGTTCGCCGCGCCGGGGGAACTGGCCGTGTGGATCGAACCCGCGGTCGCGAACGACGCGGAAATGGAGTTGCGGCGGTACCAAGTCGCCGGGCAATTCGGCGCGGTGACGGTCAACGAACTGCGGGCATGGTGCGGACTGCCCCCCGTGGATTGGGGCGACGCGCCGGCGGGGGACATGGGCGGCGACGTCCTGGGCAAGATGATCGACGATCGGCTGAGGCGCGGCGACGCGGAACGGATGTTGGCGGGGGCCGGCGGAAATGGGGGCGCAGCGTGAGTGTCCGGGATGCGGGGTCCGATTCTGGCCGCGACGACGCAATCAACTGTATTGCTGCCGGGGGTGCGCTAAACGGGCCAAGACCCGCCGCAAGGCGCGACGCGAAGGTCGACCCGTCGACCGGCAATTACGGGTTTGCGTTGTATGCTCGGCGCGTTTTGTCTCGCGCCGTTACAGCCAACTCTACTGCGGAAAAGCCTGTCGGACGTTCGCGCTCAATCAACGGCGGATTGCCAAATCCCGCAAGACGACGGCGGAACCGCGGACGTCGCCGCAAATGATCGCGCGGCGGACCCGGGCGTTGCGCGCCAACTGGACCGAACAAGAGAGACGACGGAGGGGACGCCCCCATGAGTATGTTATCGCGATCCGTGGTTCGATCCCTGCACGTCCGGGCGGCGAACCCGAACGGGCCGGCGTTCGGAAAAATACGGGACCGGTTCTTGCGTCTACTCAAGGAACAACTGCACAAGGCGGCGGCTGATATCCGCGCGTTCGGCACGGGGTCCGCCGAAATGTGGTTTCAATTCGTGGAGCAATACGAGGCGCTGGTCGCGGCCATGCGCCCGGCGGTCGGGTTGGTCATGCTGGACGGGGCGCTTGCCGAACTGGACCTAATCAAGGCGACCGCGAAACGGGCCCGGGTCCCGGATACTAAGACGACCGCGCAGGAAATCGCGGACCGTCTGGGGATCGAGGTCCCTCCGAACGTGCCGATCCACGAATACCCGGATTGGTTGCTGCGCGCCCTGCGCGACGAACTCGACGCGACGTTTCGGCAAGAGTATTGGCGAAGCATCAACAGGCAAACCGCAACCGATATCATGGGGGTCATCGACGGGGGCCTGACGAACGGCTGGTCGACGGTCCGCATAGCCCGGGCCGTGGAGGCCATGCAAGGCGGCTACTCGCGGGTGCGGGCGGTACGGGTCGCCCGGACCGAAACGACGCGGGCGCTCAATGCCGGGCATCTGGCGGGCATACAGGGGTTGGCGACCGAGACGGGTCTAGCGATCGGCAAGGAGTGGGTGTCTGTCCTGGGTTCGACGACCCGGCCATCCCATGCCGCGGCGGACGGGCAACAGGCGACGGCCGGCGGCATGTTCACGGTGGGCGGGCATGAGTGCCCGTACCCGGGGCACTACAGCCTACCGGCGGGCGAATGCATAAATTGCCAGTGCACGTTAATCTCGTCACTGGCGGCCGAAGGGTTAGACGACTGAGAGACGGGAAACGGTTTGACGACACTCACAGACCGGCTACAATGAAGCGAGCCGGTCCGGTGGTGGAACACCGAATCGGCTCTCACCACAACGCACACCTGTTAAGGAGGTACGCATCATGGCTACGGCCAATTCTCGGCATTCGGGCATCACGGTCAAGATCGCGCGCTACAACGATCGCCCGAATTTCATCATGTACTACGATGACCCGCTGACGGGCAAGCGGCCGACGAAATCATCCGAGACAAGCAACGAGCGCGAGGCGCGCAAAGCGGCGGCCAAGTGGGAGGCCGAACTGAACGACGGCAAGTATCGTCCGCCGGTCCGCGCGACCTGGGAAATCTTCCGCGATCAATTCATGCAACAACACGTCCGGCCGTTGACCCGGGCGACGTATGCGGCGTATGCCACCGCGCTGAACTCCCTGGAAACCACTTGTCACCCGGCGCGGCCGGCCGACGTGACGGACGATCGGCTGTCCTATTTCGCGGACGAACTGCGGAAACAAGAGAAGTCAGAGGACACGATCGGCTGTTACCTGCGCCACATCAAAGCCGCGTTGCGCTGGGCGGTCACGCAACGGATGATGACGCCGTCCCAAATGCCCGCCGTGAAGATGCCCAAGCGCGTGAAGGGATCCAAGCGCATGAAGGGCCGGCCGATCACGGGCGAGGAATTCGACCGGCTATTGGCGAAGGTGGAGGACGGGTTGTTCGAGCCGTTGCGGGAGAAGTCGGACAACCAGCCGAAACGGAAATTCTCGTTCGCCCCGGAGGTTGTCGCGGAGCGGCGCCGCAAGGCGGCCGCGGCGGCCCCGTCGTGGCAACACCTACTCCGCGGGTTGTGGCTGTCCGGTTTGCGGCGGGCCGAAGCGTTGGACCTGTCATGGGACGACCCGCGCCACATCATGGTCAGATTGTCCGGCCGGCGGCCTATGCTGGTCATCCTGGGCGAGTGCCAGAAAAGCGGCAAGGATCAACTCTTGCCGATCACGCCCGATTTCGCGGCGTTCCTGGAAGCGACCCCGGAGGCCGATCGGACGGGGCCCGTGTTTCGGCCGGTGAGTCTGGACGGGGAGATTGTGACGGACCACTACGTCGGCAAGCGGATTGCCAAGATGGGCCGGTTGGCGCGGGTGAAGGTGGCCGACCGGCAAGGCAAGATCAAGTACGCGTCGGCACATGACCTGCGCCGGTCGTTCGGGTTCCGGTGGGCGATGCGGGTCATGCCGGCGGTCCTGAAAGAACTGATGCGGCACGAAGATATCGCGACGACGATGGCGTACTACGTGGGCCAGAACGCGGAGGGGATCGCGGACGCGGTGTGGGCGGCGGCGGAGAAAATCAACATTTCCGTCAACACTGCCCAACCGACGGGGGACAAGCAAAAAAACAGCCTTGCGTAACCGATTGTCACGTAAGGCTTTCGGAGTGCCCCCCATTG